CCGAACAAAAAATATGCCGGAACACATTTTCTTTGTATTCCGGCACGAAGGCACTTGTTTATACAGCGACAAATATATATATTATTTCCCAAATATTGTATTCTTTGCTATATAATTTTATCTGAAAAATGTATTTTCAATGAAATGGATATTTCTTTCTCAATTTATCCCACAGCCAACTTACAGTTAACAAACCTATAATACAGCAATACACATTATCTTTATGCAAATCCCACCACGAAAGTTCTACTATATTTTCCTTCTGATTTAATATAGCATCAACCTTATTACTCAATGTATCTAACATGTTAGAGAGATGTTGTAGGGTAACAGATACCGTTTCATCAACTTCTGTTCTTTCCTGTTCTTGTTTGGATGCAGTAGTAGTACTTTCCTTCACTACGTGTTGTTTTCCGACAGAATCAGGAGCAGACAAATAAACAGTTTTATTTTCCAACTTTAGATTACTTAGCCGGTCATTTGTTATCTTCGTTTGCCTACTAACATCCGCTCGCAGTGATTGAATAACATTTTGAATGCGATTAAAATCATCAGAGTAGTCAATCCGCTTTTGAGTCTCAATGTTCCGAGACGCCTGGCAAGAAGAACATACAAGACAACAGACTATTACAGCCAGCAGACTAATTATAGCCGTTAGGCACATCTTAGCTAAATCTTTCATGGCCTTACAACTACATTACGTAAAAAGTTACTAAACTCACTCCTCACATCAAAACAAGGACACGCTTTGATATATTCAACAGGTTCTACCTCGCCGCTACCGTCGAGATCAGGTGATGTATCCCGATGCCCTAACAATTCAATGATAGGATACTCCTTACAGAGTTTTGCTACAAGGTCACGCAATGCGTTCTTTTGTGCATCAGTCCGGGTGTCCTTTGCCTTTCCATTCGCATCAAGTCCACCGATGTAGCAGATACCGATACTGTGTTTATTATAACTAATACCGGAAAACCCTTTCGTGTTACAATGCGCTCCGTCAATGGATAATGATCGACCGTTTTCTACGGTACCATCTAAATCTATCACGAAGTTATAACCAATCTGGCTGAACCCTCTTTGTTTGTGCATCAGATCAATATCCTTTGCACGTATGTCCTGTCCGGCTTTCGTTGCCGAACAATGGATGATAATTGAATCAATCGTTTTCATATCTTTTCCTCCTTGTCTAATTCTCCTTCAATTCTGTCGATAATACTCTGCACATGTGCAGGTGTAGCTCGCTTAAATTCAAAACGTATCACATGATAGATGATACGGAATCCTTTGTTTTTAGGATATGCAATAATCAGATTTTTGAACGCATTCTGAAGATACACATAAGAGAACACATACGTTATAGTCTTGATTACCAATAATGAGTTCTCACCGTCTCCTATCAAGGTCATAAAGGAAAAAACCACTTCAATGATTACAAGATAGAGAACAAGTTCAACCAAGGCATTTTTAAACTTGCCCCATTTGAAGTTTTTACAACGTATAATCGAAACACCATCAGCCCTCATTCCACACCAAATATTAAACCCGAACATTATAACTAATGCTATAAGGAAACCTTTAGTCGGTGTTAAATAAGCAAGAAGAGAGCTGAACATCGAAACGAAAATAATTCGTATCTGGTCTACATTAAATAGCTCATATAACCATTTCATAATATTAATCATAAAGTTAAAGCTATCAATATAGAAAACACAGTAATCAGCCCTGGCAATAAGACAGTAGCTAATGCGTCAAGCCAGTCAAAGACAAATCCACACTTCTTCTGAATGTACTCAACAATTATCGCAGCAATGGCAGTTGTCGTTAAAGAGACAATAGCAGATTTGCAGAAACCAATGTTTAATAGAAAAAAACAGAAGGCAAGCATCACAACAAAGACGAACACTCCAGCTTTTACATGCGCTGGCCGGTTAGACTGTAAAATCCAATCATACAATACTTTTATACCCATACTCATAGCGTTTAATTATTAATAAAATATTCTGTATGAGACAAATGTATTGAGTATAGTAACCGGTTTGCCAAAAGTGAAAAATCTTGGAAAGTCATTTCCTTTTAATAAGCTATTTATTAACGACTTACAAAACGGACTAATTTTATAGGAAATAAAAAAGGTAGTCGAAAACCGACTACCTTAAATCTATCTATTAAGAAGAGACTTATTGATATAAACTTAGATCAACAGCGTCTTTCTTTTCCCAACCGACAGCCAGTGTCTGCTGCACAAATGCCATAGCCTTAGTATAGAAATCCGTAAGCTCATCCAGTGTTTTAAACTCATGATAAACCGGCTCATTATCTGTACCAAATTTAAACCTTACCGGTAAAGTTGTCCCGCCAGTCTGAACGGCAAGATCATAGGCTGATTTATAATTGAACTGGTTTTCCTGTGATAACCATACAGGTATGCCATTATGGGTAAATCCGGACATGATCTCGTTATTTATCTCCTGATTATACCAGTTAATAACCATAACCTTTACCTCCTCACTGGTAGGCTTATAAGAGAACTCCTCTTCCATATAGGAAGCATTTCCCTCTTGCTCACTTGGCTGTACATCCCAACGTACACGCCACTTATTTTTCACCGGATTTACACACTCAAAGAGCGATACACCGGAACTTCCTTCTACTCGTTTCATTAGCTAAATACATATTTGGTTCGACCTTTACCGAACGTCTCCGTCTTAATCGTTGTTTCAAACGGAAAACCATCCGGCATACTTGAAATTTGTTGGAGGATATTTTTCATTTCCTCCGAATTGGTGAAGAACTTCTTCATTTCACCATTTTGCTCAATTGAGACAATACAACGGTCTTCTCCCTGCTCTGTTTTAATGCCCATTTCATAATCTTTCACTATGATAGGGAGATTTACCAATTCTCTTATGGAAACAACTGTGCCTGGAAAACGCTTCTTCCCGTCTTCCGGCTTGTAAGTGACGTTTAAATCTTTGAAACTTTTCATTTTTATGCCTGTTAATTTATAAAATAGATTCTTGCAATCGGCATGCTTTACCAAGCCATAAAAAGAGGCAATGAGTTCTTTACGACGTCTACGGCTTTTCACTTTATGAAGCCTACGAGCAAAGTTCTGTTTGTTCCTTTTGCGTACACGGGTATGATCCGGATAAATAACGAAGCCTAAGAAATCAATACCTTGCTTGGTTGGAAATACACGTTCAATCTTTTTAATCACAAGATTTATCTTAGCCACCTGCAGACACACAATATTACGCATCTTCCAAAGAACTTTTTTGCTCCCATTCAAAACACGCCCGTCGTCACAATACCGGAAATAGTGCTTCACGCCTTCCCGGTCCTTCAGGACATGGTCGATAAAAATGGATAACAGAAGATTACCAAGCCCCTGCGAACTTCTTAATCCTATGCTTATTCCCTTTTGCATCACGTCCACGAATCCGGAAAGTAGCTGAATGAGCTTATTGTCCTTAAACACCTTATTAACACAGTATTTCATAAAATCATGATCAACATTCTCATAAAATTTACGAATATCAAAAGTGTAACAGAACTCTGTTCCTTGTGCATCATTCCCTATCGAATCACGTACATAACATAATAGATCGTGTGTACCACGTCCTTTTATAGATGCAGATGTAGTCCGGATAAAACGACCTCGCAAATGTTCATCTACAACTTTCATAATTGCATGCACAGCAACCCGTTCTTTCAAAGAAAAAATTTGGATGCGACGTAGTTTACCACCTTCAAAGACCTCCTTTTCAAAAAAATTACTAACTTTAAAACTGCCATTACGAATCCTTTCTGTCAATTCGTCAATGACTTCTTTTTTATGCGCAATAAGAGTTCTCCCTGAACGGCTGCGTTTACGTTTCCGACCTCGCAACACTGTCCAGAAAGACTCTTCCATATTTTCAGGAGTTATTATCTCCTCAATGATGTTGCCTTCTCTGCGCATAATTTTTGCCTTCAATTTTCCGGGCCTAACTTCTTCGAGAATCCCAATAAAGGGAAACCTACCAAACTCTACCCAACGATGTATGTTTCAGTTTTCCAGTCTTGCGACTGCTGTTACTGAGGCTCATCCCCCTCGGCTCAATGATGAGTAACTCGTACTCCTTATCGTACGCCGATTAATTTCTTCAGGCACTAACGTCCAAATTCGTTTAAATTGTTTCCGAGCCGGGCAAGCCGAACACCGATGTTCGCATTCGTGTTCGATGAATCGTTATTCGCGTTCGCATACGAAACACCGCCTAACGCGTTCGCGTTGTTGTTCGACCGAAAGACCACACGAGTCTATGGGGGAATCCACCTACGGGGGTACAAAATTAACAATTTATTCATCTTGACAAAAGATTAAGTAAGTTATATTTTCGCCGGGCTTCGCCCGGATTTGTGCCGTTCGGGAAGAGCAGCACAAATCCGAACATGGCTAAACGTTTTCCGCTTTA